ATATGGCGATAACAATCGCGCCAGACAAAACAGAAACCGTAATCAAAATACCGTTAACCCACGCCCAAATCGTTTGTTTTCGCTTGTATCTAGCTAGTGCTTCAGCCTTGACCGCTGCATCTCGTTTTCGCTTTGCATCAGCTTGGAACTGCAACCAATCGTCCCACAACCCCGCCCGCCCGCAGTAGATCATTATTTCTTGCAGCTCTTGTTCGTTCCGTTTGATAGCCTCTAGTGCAAAAAACGCTTCTGAATCCGAGCCGCTTGCGTTGGCTTTCTTAGCTATCGCCGCTTTATTATCAAAGAAGCTGAACAGGTGTTTACCCGCCGACATGATGTCGCCACCGTTGGCAATGGTTTCTTTTATGACAGCAAAGCACGCGTTGGCAGCAGCAAGCTCTAGCAGCATTACCTAAAGTGACCTAAAGCCCAGGCAAGAGCGCCACCCAACATGCTCGCGATTGTCATGCCCATCCAAAACCCACCACGCCCTTTGTTGGCCAGGGCAAGCAGCTCTTTGATGTCCGTGTCCATCGACTCGACTTTAGTTGTCAAGTTCTCAACTTGAGCAATCAAACGGCCATATTGCACTGGGTCGATGTTTTCCATTTAAATATGGTCTCCGCTGGGGTCGTAAGGGTCTAACAAGGGTTCAAACCAAGCCGCTACAGCTTTGCGCCAGCCATCGCTTGTTGCGTTGTGACGCTTTAAACGAGCAGTTACCGTCATTTCTTTAGGCCACTCGAGCAGTAACAACGTTAAAACCATTGCGTTGATTATAAAGTCAACCAACCACCCCGCAAGCAAAATTGGGTAACCGAACACCATTGCGGTCTTAGTCATCAGGCCAGCATCCTTAACCCTCTTTAAGTTCATCACTGCAAGGTAGAACACCCAGAGAATGTAGAAGCCAAGGGCGCTAGCTGCAATGTACCAGCCGCCCAGTGCTAGATAGTTCATTTTCTTCTTATGTTAATTTACCAAGGCTTGTAGCGGGGTTAAATCCTCTGTCGTCCAATACGTCTTGTCCAGCATAATCTGCAAATGCTCTACGTTGCGTGAGACTGTGTCAGCCCAGTCTTCGTCAGTCATGCCCTCAGGTTGACCAGCGTTGATGAGGTTGACACTGTCCATCGCGGAAGAGTAGTTCTCGTCGATTTGCTCAGGTGTGGTTTCAATAATCATGGGTTACTTTCAAGGATGGGTTAAAACATAAGCGTCAAACTTTGCATTCAATTCCTGCAAGGCTTTTACTAAAACAGGAATCAAAGCGGTATCAATCATCCGCAGTTTGTCTGCATCTTCGTTGTCCACGATGACAGGGTTAGCACCTTCTAGCTCTAGCACGTCTTGGGCTTTAAAGCCGTAACGCACACCGCCATTGGTTTCTTCAGAGTCCCGTGCAGTGCGGAATTGGTACGCTGTAGGTTGCAGAGCCTTAACAAACTCAAGGCCATGCGGTACAGGTGCAAAGTTAATCTTGTCCCGCGCATCTGACACCACCGTCCATGCCACTTGAATGTAGGCATTTGTGACAGCCGTAGAGCCCATGCAGAAGCGATTGTTTTCAGTGGTGGGGTTAAAGACAGGGGCGTAACCGCCTGAACTTAATGGGTTGAGCGCAGTGTTTCCGCTGCCTGTGGTGTTGTTTTGGAGTGCGTCCATCCCGCTGGCTGTGTTGTAGCTGCCTGTGGTGTTGGAGTAGAGTGCTTGAAACCCGCTGGCTGTGTTGTAGATGCCTGTGGTGTTGGAGTAGAGTGCGTTAATCCCACTAGCTGTGTTGCTGCTGCCTGTGGTGTTGGAGTAGAGTGCCCCCTGCCCGCTGGCTGTGTTGCTGCTGCCTGTGGTGTTGTAGTAGAGTGCGGCCCGCCCGCTGGCTGTGTTGCTGGTGCCTGTGGTGTTGCTAAAGAGTGCGTCCCTTCCGCTGGCTGTGTTGTAGCTGCCGGTGGTGTTGTTCTGAAGTGCCTCAAATCCACTGGCTGTGTTGCTGTTGCCCGTGGTGTTGCTGTAGAGTGCTTTCATTCCGCTGGCTGTGTTGCTGCCGCCTGTGGTGTTGTTCTGGAGTGCGCCCTGCCCGTTAGCCGTGTTGTTAGCGCCTGTGGTGTTGCTGAGGAGTGCGTACAACCCGCTAGCTGTGTTGCTGCCGCCTGTGGTGTTGCTAAAGAGTGCGTCCCGGCCGCTGGCTGTGTTGTAGCTGCCTGTGGTGTTGGAGTAGAGTGCTTGAAACCCGCTGGCTGTGTTTTGAGTGCCTGTGGTGTTGCTAAAGAGTGCGCTCACCCCGCTGGCTGTGTTGTAGATGCCTGTGGTGTTGGCATTTAAAGCACCCGCACCCAATGCGGTGTTAGACACTATTGCTCCAGCGCCTTTTCCTACTCGCACGCCTGATAGGGTTGCGTCAGTTGTGGAGGAAATAGCTCCGGTTACTGCTAGTGCACCAGAGTTCACAGCAGCCAGCGTAGAGGTTCCTGATGCCGACAGCGTGGTGAATGCGCCCGCAGACCCACCCGCAAGAGTAAAGGTATCGGCGGCTTGGTCAAGGCTGCCAACGGTTATCCACGCGTCATTGTCGGCGTTGCGTTGTTTAAGCAGGTTTGGTGTCGCAGATGTATCAACCCACCATTGATGGGCAAACATAGTGCTAGGCTCTGTTGCGCCTGAGCTGTTGCTTGCCAATGCTGGCAGAGCGTCGTTTAAATCCTCACGGAAAGCAGGGAAACCCTGGTTCGCAATGTTCATATCGTGCTGTGACATTAGCTTAACTCCACTCCGTAGCCTTTGGCTACATAATCAAAACTGCGACTTACAGCCGTACCAGATGAATCTTTAAACGTTATTGTAAACCCAGCGCGAGACTTTGAGGTTATTTCGTAGTAGTCGCCTGTCTGCATATCCTGCGCCCCAATGCCGATTGCAGGCGTTTCCCTAAAGCCTTGCGCAAACGTTACAACCTTTGCGCCAGCACCAGAAACAATATCATTCCCAGATACAGTGCGGTCAGGCATATCTACACTAACGCTCAACTGAGTAACTTTTGGCGTGGCCTGCTCATCCGTTGTGCTTAACTTGGCTCTAAACTGAATGGCGCGTGCCCTTATGTCAGTAACTGCGAACGATTGCCATGCCGACCATGTAGGCGTGCCGCTTGGGTTGTCCTGGGTATGCCTTGCCTCTATTTGTACGTCTGTATCGTCAAAAGCGTTTACATTGCCTTCAAAGGCGCCTTGCCGAGCGTCAAACAAACCTTCAGCCGAATCAAACAATAGAACGTAATCTAAGCGTATGTGTTCGACATAGGCTGTGCAACGTGATATGTAAATTGCGCCCAAGTCAATGTCAGTTGCAAAGTAGTAGTAGCCAAATGCATCTACGTTACCGGAGCCGCCATCAAATAAACCACTTGCGTCATCAAAATCACCAGATACACCGTCAAACAACAGACTAGTGTTTAGTACCAAAGAATTTTCGTCATCAAGCTCTACTATGTCGTCAAACGTGCCGTTAAAATCTGGCGCTTCATTGATTGTTTGAACAAAGTTAAGAGACTCAACCGCCGCAATGTTTGTATCTAAAGCAATACTTGTTGGAGTGATGGATGCCAAGCCCAGCTTATCCACAGCTTTAACAAAGTAAGTTCCGTTTCGTGCTGGCACAAATACAGAAGTTGCTGGGCGAGATACCTTAGGAACAAGAGACACCGAGTTTTCGTAGCTACCACCACTGTCGGGTGATGCGTAGCGAACACGGTAGTAAGACAAATCAAGGTCTGGGACAGCGTTCCAAGTCAGCAAGTATTGATTGCCGATTAAATTGCCAGTTAGGTTAGTAATGTTAGACGGTGGCGCAGTCTTGCCAACAACTTGGTGATTAACGGTTGTCCAGTCAGACTTAACGGAAATGCTGTTTACGGTTCTAGCACGAACCGAGTAAGTTCGGTCATCTTGCACGTTGACTTGCTCAAATACGCTACCGCCAGACTGTCCCATGTTGACCCATTCTGTCGTGCCTTCTAGCTTAGATTGCACCTCAAAACCGATGGAAAAGCTGTCACCACTTGACACTCTGGCAAACAAAACAGCGGTTACATCCTCGTTATATGCCCGCAGTTCATCACTAACCAATAATGTCGGTGGCGTTGTATCAAATGGGTCTGGTAGGTTAGATTGTGCACTAGCAGGTTGCTGTTTGTCACTAACCCAAGGGTAAACCGCTGCAATGTGTTCAACCATAGAAACAGATACCGTGCCTTCGTAATTCAGCACCAGACGGGTAACGCGAAACTCTTTAGCGTTCCATGCTGGCGTTGGATGCGTGACCGTGACAATATCACCAACCACACAATTTAGCGCCTCAGAGGTGGCTTCTAGCTCCAAACGGATACCAGCAAGCCTAGACGCTAAAACGGCTGTCTTTGCAATGTTGCGCGCTTGGTAGTAGCTTGTAACTGTCGTTAAATTGATTTCCGTACTCAGTTCAATATTTGAATCTTCGGTTAAGTACGTTGCTGCTTGTGCGCTGTCAGCGTCGGGCCATATCACTGCGTCTGCCTGCCAGTTTGTTCCAGGGTTAACAAACTTGGCTGTGACTTTATTGAACTTTGACGACTTGCTAGAGCCGGTCATGCTAAAGCCGCCAATAATGTTGTCGGTCGTAAAATCAAACGTACTAACTTTATCCTTTTCAATAAACAAACGATACTGCCCATTTTGGTAAGGCATGATGCCTTGCATACCAGATAGAAATACTTTAACGTTGTCAAACAACGGTTTACTAGTAAGAATTAAAGCATTACAAGAAAACGCCTTAACTTCATCGCCGCCGTCGTATGCCGGAACAACTACGTCGCAGTCGTTGGCTGCCGCGATAAATGTTGTGTCGTCAATTACATCTACCGGCAAACCTTTGCCATATCGAGCGTTTGTTAAATAATCACGTAAGCACAATGCTGGATTGTTTGAGTAAACCGTTGTGCTTGTTCGCGGGTCGTAAACCTTGCGGCCTTCAACCTCAGCGTTAATTGTCGGCAAACCGCTAAATACGTCTGAATTGTAAGTTAGGCGTATGCCGAGGTAAGCAATGCCGTTTAAAGTATCACTAGCACCCCAACTAGGCGCAGCAACTAGCACACTGCTAGCGACCTGACCGTCAGTGCCTAGTTTTTTATCAATGCTGACCTTGCTAAAGTACTTGCTACCAGGGGCTAACAGCTCGTCGTTAATGTAAATATCGCCAATGCTGTTCACCTCGCCTTCAGCTAGGACTAAACACATATAAAGGTAAGTATTGGACGAACCGCTTGTTTCGACAAATACTATAGTGCCACCTACTTTACGCTTGCCGTAGATAACAGGGATTGGTTCAATGCTTGATTGCTTATTGACAAGTGCGCCACGGGCTTCATTGTCAACGTTGCCAATATCCGGCACATCAGGCTGCGGAACCAGCCAAGAAATAACTTCCCCGACAACACTGGTTACAACCCTAACAACTTTACGAACAACGCCAACAAATCTTTTGACTATTTTACTCATTAGGCAACCTCTTTAGTCATAACAGTAGCCATCGTTTTATATCCAAACTTGCGGGTAAATGTTTCAGGGTTTCGTTTTGTTGCAAACAATATAGTGTTGCAACCGTTTAGCTTTGCTAGGCGCATAAATTCAGCGTCCCACCATATCCCATCACCGTAGCACTGAA